ATAAAGCATCTTCGTAAACATTGATAGCTGAAATAAAACGTCTTGGAATATCTTTATAGCCGGGCATAGGTGCTGAAGAAAACTTTTTATGATATTCATATTCTGCATGCCATTTATACAATGAAAGAGGTATAAATTTTTTAGGGCAGTTCCAGTATACATAAGTTTTATCTCCAATCGTTTCTAATTCTACTCGCTTCGGGGCAGGCTTCCCGTCGCAACCTCTTTGTCTTGCCATTCTATCATCATGAGGACACAACTTACATGGTGCGGTAGGAAGTCTCCCAATGTGATAACCTGCTAGTATTCTAAACCCTGTAGTTCCTCTTCAGTTAAAACAGATTGCTCGTTAATCGCTTCTTGTAGCTCTCTTTGTAATTCAGCAGAGAGTCTTTGCATAGAAGTCTTGTATACTACACCACCTTCAGCATGAAATTTAATTTCTACTCCATCGCGATCTTTAAAATTTGACCAACCGAGTATATGTTTTTGTAATGTTGCTATTCTGGATTTTCCACCAGTTAAAACTACGTGAGTAGTTTCTGCTTCCATGTACCCTGCGTTATCTTCAGACTCGGCTATCTCTAACCCGTTTTTTCCTTTGAGTTTAAATATAGGCCATTCACTTTTAGGGATAACATCCTCTCCTGCTAGCCTATAAACTTTAGGTACGTATAAAAATTCGTGAGTCTGTGATAAGCCACGAATTTTATTGAGCTTTGCTTCTAGCTCTGGTGTAATCTTTTTTTCTTCTTCTGTATTCATAATATTGGGCTCCTTTTCCTTTTACGTTAATGCTTATGATTTAGATCCTTGTAAGATTTCGAATGTATCGTTACCGCCTGTTGCTCCTTCTGGAGGAGTGCCTTGAGTAAGTAAGAAATTGGTTGCCGATGTTCGTGCCCCATTTCTATCACCGATTTCTAATCCAATACGTTGAGCCTTTGGTGCGGTTAACCTAATATCAGGGTCGCCTCCATTAGCTACAATAATTTCTAATGCCATTGCAGTGCAATTTATCCACTGCGTATATATTGGCTCTATAGAAAGCTGCTTCATAGTCGGGTCTACAGTCAATGTAGGTTCAAAACCTGCTCTGTAGAATCCTTTAATACCAGTGCTTCTGGAAGGATCTATCCATTCTTGAATGTCATTGTTCATTGCAATTTCGAATGTATCTAAGTCTTGATCGATTCCGTCTACTGCAACAGAAGTAGATAAAACAGCTCCTGGTTTGATAACTGATAACGATGTAGGGTCCAAACGACTTGCAAAAGCGCTGTCGGACATAGATGTAAATGACCCAGAAAATTCAAATTGCATTTGAACAGGTTCGCCTACTGTGCCAATCATGAATGTCACATTACCCATCATTCCTTGAAATCTAGTAACTAAATTATTAGCAGACGCTCCTTCAAGTTGCTCGATCACAGCCATAGTTAAGGGTACATGAGTCATCTCTACGTGAGGTACGAAAGAAATACCATCTACAGCAGAACCGACGGCAACCTCTACGTTGTTGTCCCAGCCGATAGCTTTCATGCCACATGCTTGTACAAGTTTTGACCACTTAGGTTCTGTAGTTGCTAAGGCACCGGGAGCCATGTCTACAGTAAAAGAAACTGTTCCTCTTTGTCTTCCTGGTACTGATATAGCGTGGTCTAAAGTTCCATCTAAATATTTTCTTCTATATTCATCGATTTCTACTGAGTAAGATACATCATTTCTGATACGTACATCAAAATCAGCATCGGCTAAAATTTCCCCTGACTCATTATAAGGTGTGCCTTCTAGCTTGGCGACAATGGTTGTTTTATTGGTAAGAAACATCTTGTGTTCTCCTTGAATTAAAAATCTTGAGTTGGGTCGCCCACCTCAATCCTGTAGTAAAGTTCTATGTTATATTCCACACTTCCGTAAGGCTCAGTGGCCTCTATTCCGTTTACGAAGTTATTAATTGGGATAGTGTTAAAAGCGGTTCTAACTCCTGAAGAATTAGGGATGAAAAAATTGATGCCGAAATACTTATCCATATCTGCTACAAAATTTTCTCTCATTAGAACAATATCCTCTGGAGACTTTTTGCAATTTTCTTCGAATAAATGGCCGTATAAAAGTATAGATGCTATTTTGTTAAGACCTTTTAAAGAATTACCGCCTGTAATACTGTTTGTGTAGCGTTCTCTTTGCCACAAAATATCTACTGAAGGGTATTTCTTTCTTTTAGCATTGTTAGCAACGGCATTAACATGCACTTCGCCAATGTCAAAAAAGTAACCATTAGATTTAGAAATAATATTTTTGATGCCATAAGCTAAAGCCTCTCTTATCTTAGTACGAATAGAGGATAACCCAGACGCTCCCGTAAGCACAGGAAACACCAAAGCCCCAAGAGTCAGGCTAGAGTTTACAGTAGGTGACCCAGTTAAAATCATTAACTAGCCTCCACGTATGTCAGCGATGAACATTCTACTGTCTCGCCTACAGCAATCGTGACTGACGAGGTGTCAGATTCTAAATCTGCACCACTCCCCACAGCCCCGACTGTCCCTGAGAATATTACTGTTTCATCTCGGTCAACAACATCAAATTTTATTGAAGCTCCTGCTAATAACCCGGTACCATTTGTAATAGCATCCGCAATTGCTGACCCATTTGTTACAGTTAAAAAAGCGGGGTTACTTAAAGGTAACTTTGCTAATACATTATCGCCTGAGTCTTTTAAAAATAATTGGCCTTCAGCATTTGTAGTTCCGTTATTAACATCGTCAACAACAGCTTGCGCTCGTGCATTCTTAGTAATTAAAGGGAAAGATATAGACATTAAAACGCCTCCTTGAGTGCTTTCTTAGCAGCATCTACAAAAGTTTCATACCCAGACCCGCCCATTAATTCTTCAGTTACAAAAGTTTTTTTCGCATGTATGTTAGAACCGAACTCATGTATGACCGCATAATTCATTTCATTTGAAACCGTAGCAACAACATCTTTACCTTCGTCAACGATTACGGGCAGCCATCTTTTACGTAAGTCTCCACTGATTTTATTTACACCTACGTCACCTTGCTGCCCAGAATAATATTTAGCCCTAATATCTTCTATGAATCTATCAGCAGCTAATGTATAGTTTTTAACTACAAGTCTACGGAACTTACTGTTTTTCCTTTCTAAACTTTTAATAAGTTTACCCGGATTTTGTACTTCAAAAGAAAAAGACATTAGTAAAGCACCTGCCTTCTGAATTTATTAATTAAAGAACGAACTTCAGGTTGTAAATCGTTGTATTGATGTTTGGCTGTTGGCATAGCTCTGCGAGAAACTTTATCCTGTTCTACAGAACTATTTTCAAAGTCGCTTTTAGTTCTTACATTGTAAGAAACTTGTATGTCGCATGCTGTTGCAATTTCTGGGTAAACTTCTACAAAAGATTGGCTGTCTACTGACGCTAATGTGGCTGAAATTCCATTAGAAAGACCGTCTTCTTCGCCGGATCTAAGGCCAAGAGATTCGGCTTGCTTAAATACTCCGTACAATACATCGACAGTCATAACATTAGAAACTGTATTAAAAGTTTTTATAATTCCAAATGCTCCAGACTCTAAGCCTTCTATAAAAGAATCTACAGGGAAAGTTCCAATCACTGATGTTAACGTATACGTAGATATTGAGGTAGTAGTCGCTACTCCTCCTATGTATGTTGCTTTAAGACCACGTTTAGCGGGGATCTGAGCGTATTGCAAGACTATAGAATTTCCTGACCTACCTACAAAAGAATTAGACAAAGCAGTTTCGCTTCCTGTAAATTCTCCAGTTGGGTCAACTGAGACTGATTCTATATCGGAAATTTCTGGGGCTCCTACCCAAAATTCTCTTTGACTTACATCATTATTAAAGTATTCTGTGCGAGAGATCTTTTCAAATTTTCTATCGAGGTATGCTTCTATGTTAGCAGATACCGCATTGATGTATGTAACAAGAATACGGCGATCTTTAGCACTATTATCGTCTAGGCATAAAAACCTTCGTGCTCTTTCGTAACTTGTTAATAGCATATTAAATCCTTATTCTTATTTTATTAAAGTGAGAGTGACCGACTCAGATGCAACTCAAAGCCTGCCACTCTCGTTTAGCAGTTCAGTGCTAAGACTTAAACGGAAGCAGTACCGCCATCAGAAACATAATCCAAAGCAAATGCCACTGTTTCTTCTTGGGTTACAGGTGCAAGTCCGTCAAACTTACCGAGTAAGACTGTCACGCCTAGCTCGACTGTATCTGTGCCGACTGTTGAAACTACTCTGATGTATCGTTCAAAGTTTTTAACTCTGATGCGACCTACAAAGAGAGTCTCGTGGTTTGCTGTAGTGATTTGAGCGAAAGCAGCTCCAGTGATGTCTGCATAAGCGTCAGCTACAGCATCGTCCGAAGACTCCTGTAACTTAACATCTGCGGTTCCTGTTGCTGTTGCTGTGCCAGCGTTAAGAATTATGAGTGCTTCATCATAACCCCTAGTGTCAATGCCGTCGCCGTTTACCGCAGCAACTGCGTGGTCTTGGGCTGCAATACCTACTTCGGCTTTCAGTCCTTCTTCTAGTGCTTGTATCATTTTATTTCTCCTGTTGAGAATTGAAGTTTTAATTAATCAAAGTTGCCCTATACATCAGTCATTGATGTATAGGACGGACGGTCTTTATGACTTATAAGTCATCAGAGGCAGTCATCGCATCAGAAATAGTTGTGAAACCAGTTTCGTCTTTGATGTTTGAGTCTAAGCCTTGGAAAGCTGTGATCCAGATTTGTCTCTGAGTCATTGCTGAACCAGAAGCATTACCTGCAACATCAGATGCTTTGATTTCAAAACCTTCCCACATACCTACTGTAAGTTGGCTCCAATCACCAAAGAATACGTCAGAACCAGAATTACCAGTACCCTTAACTGTAGTGTTACCTAACAAAGTAGTGGTTCTGATCTTGTAGCCTAATGTAGCTTCAAGTTCTGCGTGGCTCATGATAATATTGCTTCCACTAATCGGTTGTCCTGTTCCTGAAGGTTGTCCAGAAAACTGTGCTACTCTTTCTCTTAACATGTAAGAAAGAACTTCAGGTCTAACAATGTAACCTAAGTTACCGTTAAGCATGTTAGCAACATCGATGTTCATTGCCATTTCAGCAGCTTTATCGATAGTGAAACGCCCACCATTTGTACCAATCGCAGCAGTAGCAGTCAAGCCGCTAAAGTTAGAGATACCTCTTGGCACTTTGTCCGTCCCAGAGCCAGTTAAAAGGGCAGTATTAATACCAAGGCCGAAAGATTTAACTAACTCACCGCGAATTACGCCTTCAATAGTATTAGACGACTGGTGCATAAGTCTCCGAGAAACTTTGGTAAACGCTGCAATAGTTTTGGGACGAAGAACAATTTCTCCAAAAGTTGTTTCACTTTCAGTAGCTTCTTCTTCTTCACCAACCCAGTATGCAGTTGGTCTGCCGGTAGTTTTTGGAATAGGTAGCTCGCCTCGTAAGTTACGGAGAACAGTTGGCCCCATCTCAAATACAGGAGTGTTAGCCACTGCTAACTCAATAAGTTCAGATGTATGTTCTTCTGGTATTAAATACCCACCTGCTTCGCCTGACTGAGCATTGTTACTTTTGAGTTGTGCAGTTGCCTCAACAACTTCTTTTTCGTAACCTGCATCGTCTGCCCATTTACCGTTGACTTGTGCTTTAACACATTTGGCAAAAGAGAACTCTTTTTTCTCAGAACCTTCTAGGCCTGAAAGAGAAGCTTTTCTTTTACCCATTTCTTTTAACTGTTCAGCCATTTTTTCGTCAAAACTTTTTTCCATTGCGGAAAGTTCGTCAGTGGTAGCTACGCCTTCTTTGGCCTTTGTAAGAACTTCGTCTTTGAATGTTACGAGGCTCTTTTCTATTTCTTTTAAATCGATTTTCATTGTGAAAAATCTCCTTTTAAGGTTTAGGATTATTAACTGGTAAGTTAATCTTCCAGTTGTATGTTAATGATGCTTCCTTCTGGGTACAGAGCCTCGTCTTCAGAGGGTTCGCCTATGGTATCGAGGTCAATATCGATAATAGTCTTCTCTTCAGTTCCTTCTCCGTCTTCGTTTCCTGCATCGGGTGTAATTTCTTCTTGCGATGTATCTGCTGTTTTAAGCAGAGACTTTAGTGCATCAGTAGCTAGGGTCATGCCCTCGATAGCTGCTTCAACTGATTCTTTATTTTTCTTAGACAATACAGCGCCTGCTTTAGGTATAGTGAGGTTGGCTTCTTTAACCATCTCTGCTAACTGTGTCTTAATTTCTAGGGCGACAGCTTCTTTAGTAGAAGGTTCTTCTGTCTCGACAGTTTTATCTATAATTACAGTCTCATCTGGTGAACTAACATCTTTGATCTCAGCTAATAGCTCTTCACGAATAAAGCCTTTTAAGTCTGATTTCTTGAACATACTTTTAGACATTGAATCTTGTAAAGCATTTGCATTTGCCGGAACACCGCACACAGAAAATTCCATAAGTTCGCTGTTCTCAAACATCAAACCGTACTTGCCCATACCTAATTTTTCTTGCTCTTCTGGTGTAGACATGTGAAATTTTGTAGGATTAAAACCTACACTACCTGCTTTCATAAACCCAGACTGTGCCATCTTGAAAGCTTTGTCCGCATCTTCACTAACATCTTTGCCTGCGAAGAGGATGTTCATCTTGAGCTTTCCTTCAACCACACCCACACTAAGGGCATTACCCACAGGGAAAGAACCGTAATCGTGAAAACCCATGATGACAGGATTCTTTTTAAAGTTTTCAAGGTTCCACCCATCTTGTTTAATAATATCACCCATGCGATCTACTGACTCATCGGAGCATGTATAGACAAGAACTCTGCTCTCGTAGCCTTTTTTGTATTCAACGCCTATTTCTTTGCAAGCTTTTTGACAATCTTCCATGGACATCTGCACTGCAACCGGGCCTGCTTTGTCTGAAAAATCTCTTTGTTGTCCAGTAGCACCTTTTATTTTTAGGATTTCTTCAGGTTTCATTTTATCCCATTCGAACTTTTTCATACTATTTACTCCTTGTTTATGCTTGCGATGTTACAAAACATCTACAGTTAATAACATTGCCCGCACTAGCACTAGGGTCAAGCGGATACATAATTGTTTCACCATTGTTAAAACCAGTATCAATTTTAGCGACCTCTTGATCTAACGATGTGTGAGGGAAATCAGAGTCGCTTGCATTCCTAACTTTTTTATCGTCAGCCGTTTGCCATTTGATCTTAGTAATACCATTGGTTTTATAAATATTCATTCTTGTCTGAGAATGTATTGAATTTGATTCTGTCGTTGCAATAGTCTTAGAATTAATTCTTCCTGTATAAACTTTGTTGACTTCTTTCTTTACTAACTTAGCCGTAGCAGCAGTTCCAAGGCCTTGCTTCGTTGCTTTTTCGATTGCTTTAGATATAGCACTTCTAGCTGAGTTGAAAGTAGTTGTGTTTATAGATTTTATTTGTTTGACTCGTGATCTGAAAACAGTTTTCATTTGGGGAGATGTAACTTCCCAATCTCCAACACCATCAGTAAGCTCTATGCTCAAAACCTCAGCTTCTTTTTCAGCCATAATTATATACTCAGGCAACACTGCCTTTCCTAACCGTATATTCTCTGCTGCTTTAAAGCTTGTCAATTTTATTGGGTCTGGTTGGTTGTCTGCTTTGATTACTTTTACCGACTTATTGGCACTCGCCCATTTATCTACTTCGTCTAATATAAGATTTCTTTGCTCTCTTAGGTAGTTGTTTATTACTTTATGGAACTTTTTTTCGTCAGGTATTAAGACTTGATCTAAGTAAGCTGACTTCAATTGCTCTATCAATTCCGCATTCTTGGCTAATTTCCCAATGTCTAGCATCGCAGCTTCCACTGGTT